GTGAATTTTCCTTTCCTCATCGCCTCATCAAAAGCTTCTCCTGTAATTCCAGTCATTCTCTCAAGCTCTTCTCTAACAGGAACTCCCCTTTCCATGAACTGCCTTAATTCTTCTCCCATCAATTTTCCTTTTGCCAATGCCTGACCATATGCCAACGCAATTCCACCAATGTCTGATCTAGTACCAGCCGATATTTTTCCCAACCTTTCCGTCATATCTACTAAATTTTCTGTTTCGACTCCATAGGCTTTTAATTTTGTAGAAGCCTGTACTAATTCAGGTAATTCAAATGGAGACTTTTTATTAACCTCTTGCAATTCAGCCATTATTTGTTTAGCCTTTGCTCCTGATCCAGTTAAGGTTTTTAATTGCATCTCAAACCTTTCCATTGTCGCTGCTGCTGTAAATATCTGTCTAACAAATGCCCCAATAGCTAAACCAGTTAAAACTCCTTTAAGACTTAAAAGAGCCTTTTTCATTTTTGCAGTAGCAACCTGCAATCGTCTTCTTGCTCTTCTAACGTGATTTCCAAATTTTTCCCAAGATCTTTTAGATACTCTTTCAAACTTTCTAAGTGTTCCTTGTAAGCTTTTAACTTTATTATCAAAAGCCATCATGCTTTTGTGAAATCTATTTAGCTTCCTTTCAGAAGCCGAGGTTTCAACCTTAAGTATTAGAGTTTCTTGAGCCAATCTCCTTCCTCAGGCATAATTACATTAATTCTAACGCTGCATTTTACTTTTATTAAGCAATCGTTTTTCTTCTTCCTTTTGCAAAGAAAAGAAAGAGTGCCAAATTAATAATTCTTCTGAAGTCATTTTTTCCCTTAATTCAATCAAGGTATATCCCAGCTCTTTAGCAACAATTAATTCAGCTAGTAATCCGCTGTCTTTTTTTAGTTGCTGGCTTATCGCTTTTCAAACTTATTTCTTTTTGCACCTCCTCTTGCTCATCTTCTTGATTCTCTTCTATAAAACTAACCATTATTTTCTCAACAACATCTGCTGGTAATGAATTTCTTAGCCCTGGCAAATGTCCAACATGAAAAAGTAATTCTCCATTTTCATCTTTTGCTTTATTAATTAAAAGTCTTAATCCAAATTCTGTTGGATCATTTCCTTTTGGGCTGTTTTGTGCCTTTGCTTTTTCTGAAAGTGTCAATGGGGTTGTATAAAAATCAAAAGTAGTTCCATTTGGCATTGGAATTTGCTTTTTTACAGATGCCATAGAACAGGCAGCTTTTAATTTTTCAAGTGCATCCATAAATGTTTTTAATCGCCATTAAAATTATAGATCCCTCCTTAGGAATAATCCATTAAAAAGGGGGAGACTTCGACACGCTCCCCCAATCGTGTAGATGGCGAATTTCTACACAGTTAAATATTAGACAATAAAAAACCCTGTGAAAAAACAGGGCCATGTGATGGGGATAGCCTTATTTAAGCAATTAAGTTAAAGAAGTGCTAAACATATGCCTTGGATTAGTCAAGTTAAAAGATAACTCAGCAGTTGTGGCATCATCAGGATTAACGCTTAAGCTCATTCCTGTAATACTCACATCAGAATCAACAAGAATTGAACTTGAATCATCTGGAACTCCAGAACCGTTATCAACACAATCAACATAAAGTTTGACTGCTGCGCCCTCTTGAGATTTCAAAAGAACATTTCCAAGTAGTCGATTTGCAAGGCTTGTTTGACTGTCAGTAAAATAAACAGTCATTGAACCTGTAGCTGTAGCAAAACCAGGCTGGTTATTTCTAAATGGTGCATACTTAGTTACACCAGAACTACCGCCAGGAAGTGTTGTTACATCTAGCAATTCTCTTTCTATATCAATAGAAAATTCTCTTACTTGGGCAACTGCTGCTGCTGCTGAATACTGAACATCGATATGTCCTAGCTTGTCAGCCGATCCAGTCC